TATCATCATTCACGATAGCACCGGCGCGGCGTAACACTTGGCAAACTATATGATACGTATCAGAAAGGCATACGATATCATCGCCAAATACCGCGTAATTTCGGTGAGTGCCTGTTTTTATAGGCGTAATGCCCAAACAGGTGTATGTAGCTCGCACTAACGTAGCAAATATCAACGTTTGCAGTGGGAAGGTAAAACCATTTCCCATTGATGCAAACATCTCAAATCTGTGCTCGGTACCGTCAGGTAGTGTAAAGTACTCAGAACGCGCAGTTTCAAGCGCTCTGTACACTTCTGGCGGTAGCAACCACTCCACAAATTTCCGTGGTATGAGGTCGCTAGCCTGCTTAAGATCGATGGTGCAAAACTTCGCATTCACAGATCCCTCGCGGGCCATAGCTCGATTCACATCGGGCTGAGTTGAGAGGTCGATGTTGTGGGAACGTCGTAAGACGTCCTCTATACATGAACCTAAACCTAGCTGAACAAACATATTCAGGCTAGGTTCGACACAGATAGTACGGGAGGTGCGATCGTTCTTTGGAACGGTCATTACTTTACTAGATCGACACACAGTGCTCTTACATATGGACCTGCGGAATAATTCCGCTTCAGTCCAGGTAGATGATATCTGTGCGCAATACATTCGATACAAACTCTCGCTTTTATACGTCATATCACCATGAAATAACTTGTGATAATGCGTATTAGCCTTGGTTCCATTGCTGGAGCCGGGGCCGTGTCGCCCGCGGTTAATACCGCGGGCGATTGACACAAAGGGCGTTAAGTAATCTTCGTACATATCAGTGTTAAGCATGTAAATAGCTTGGCTTAATATGTCGTCGACGTACAAAGAGCCATCGGGGACTTCCCACGATGCGCATCGCAGGTTGGCAGCAACAAAGCTGTCAACGGCGATGCGGTCTAATGTAGATGTATCGTTCGGCAGCCACTTTTTAAAGAGTGACTGCCTAAGTGCCATAATCCGTGCCTCAGCCGGCGTCATGTCTGACGTTAGGAAGGGATTTACGGTAGGCAGATCGATATCGATCAGGTTGGTTAACACATCAGGTTTGATTTCCATAATTGTCTCCACGTGGATTGGTTTATTGGCTAGTTAAAGAACACCATTAATTACGGTGTCGCCAAGACCACTCGATACAGCCGACAAAGTGCCAATTAAGGCGCTAAGAGCTGCTCGGACATTCGCTGCGTCTACGGTATCACTACCGGCAGGCACATCGATGTCAACTCGAGCCACTAATGTTTGCACTGGTTGACCTGGTAAAATGGTCACGCCCTTGCGAACAATAACCTTGTATGTGTTTTTAGGCACAGAGCCGATTAACCCAGTAACTGGGTTCGGTTTTCCAAGGACCCCTGCAATCTTCGGTCTAAAGACTGAGATTGTGAAGGGGGAAGACACGGAATGGGCTGTAACACCCACCTGAGTACCTCCAAGTGACGTAACTGCCACTTGTTTAGCATTATAATCTGGCGGAGTATCCGCCACATTGTTATACACCGGAGCAGTAAAGCCGGTTTGAGCTGCGCCCGTTAGGGCGGCTGGGATTGCTATAGTCATTTTATTGACCTTTCTTTAAGGTTAAAGTGCTGACGCAATGAGAGCAGCCATGTTTTTAAATTGGTTGCTCTTACCAGGTAGGCTGAAAGTCACCGAAGGAATTTCCGGTGCAGCGCCATCGCGTAAGATTATTTTATTGGTATTTAACATTAATGGAGACTTTACCATTATGCCTATTGACCAATTGGGATCAGTACTTTCAACCCAAGCTTGAGAATAGTCGTGTGTAACCTCGTGAGAGGTCGTACGACTCCACCAAGCGACGTTAGAGGTTGAAGTAGTGGCTGCGCTGATGACATCGCCGATGTTTGAAAAATAATCGACGAGAAACGACCAGGGGATAAGCTCCCAGGCCGTTGGCAATACCTCCGATAAATTAAAACCGCTTAAGCGCGCAACGCGCTCGAGCGGAGTCAGAGGTAAGGTCGCTTCACCCATAACACCTGCGACGAACGTACAAGTTGCACGCTCTACAAAGTTATGGTTAAAATGACAAATGCCCGCATTACCCGGCACTCCGTTTGAAAATACATCGGAGTACGAGTCCTCTTTTCTTGAGGAATAGCGGACACGGGCGATTTGGGCTTCTTGTGTATCTAAAGAAGCCCTGGCAATATCGCCAATGTCATTCAGAAGCGGTGCTACGCCAAACGAGTACTCGAGCCATGTCGACCCGAGATCTCGCAAGTCACGGCGGGAAAGTTTTGCCTTCCCTTTGTGCCGCGAAGTCCGTCTAACTAAATCGTTAGATAAACCGCGTAGTGCCTCAGCGGGATGACGTATACCATGCACAACATCTCTAAACTCACCTAAAAAGGTGGGCCCAGAGAAGAACTGTTGTTGTGCTCGGACCTTTTTAAGGATTCCGATAGTAGCGTCATTTACAGCTTCCAGCATTAAGCTTGAGTTATAAGACGGCGCCGACCGTAAGGTCGGTTCCAATCCGCACCAGCCAGAGTAACCAACTTGGTTGATTACTGCAGGATCCACCCCTAGAAATATGACGCGACCTTTTTTATATTTGGTCTCGCTGATTTCGACGGACATGTTCCCTGTTGCTGGAAGTCCCTTCTTAATCTTTTCCTTGTAGCCGGGAACATCATCTGCGATTCTTGTGAATCCAGTGACGAACTCTGCGAAGTGATCTACGGGGGGAGAACCCCCCCATGAGACGCCCACAGACGTGTCGTTATAAGACTTGTAATACAATTTTTGCTTATTAGACACGGCGGCCTCCTTGGTTAGATTAAGAATACAGCACGCCCCCTTGCG